AGCGTGGGGGTATATATAGGAAATCAGTATGACAGGTATGACAGGTATGACACTTTCATTCGTGGTATAATGGTTGGCAGATGACCACATCACCGCTACGCTATAAGAGACTGATCCAAGAAATACCCAGGCATATACACGTTAAAGATGCTTTACTGGCTTCGGGTTTTAGTGAGAAGACGGCGTCAAAGTCTTCTAAGCGTGTTGTTGTGTCGGCCTTGAAGTATCAAGCGCGGGAGATTTTGAGCAGTCCACAAGAAACCAAGCCTTTAAAGGTTTTAATGACTGATTTACTAGGTTTGAGCAGTGGAGATCTGTTTTATACTCTCAAAAAGATAGCTTTGCAGGATAAAGACTATGGAAGCGCTCTCAAAGTTCTCGGTCCATTGGCCAAAGAGCATGGCATAAGCCTATCTCAGGACGAGGGAGACAAGGTCAGCGTGCCTATTCTTAATGTAATAGTGGAGAGAAACGAGCCTATAAATATGGCTAAGAATATAGAGCCACCTATTGACAATGACTGAGAGTAACTGTCAAGGGTTATTCTATGGCTACACTAAGCCGTATAATAGTTGGGTCGCAAAATGGTGCTTGTGCGACCTATGTACCTAGGGGTAGCGTGCGCGCGGGGCGCGCGGGGCGCACGGGTGGGGCGTACGCTACAGGGCTAGGGGGAGGGGGGGTATGTCAGGAAAAATTCGGGAGAGTTGAAATATATATTCGCCTCTTCTGNAAAAACTCTAAAATCCGAACTATTGACAAATCAAAATAACCAATGTCTAATCAACTAAACGACTACAACGCTCAGATGGAGCAACAGGGTAAGGACTATCTGGATGGCATAACAACCATTAAGGGCTTTGCTGACTTTAAGTTTCACCCTAAACAAATCGCTTTTATAAATTCCAAGGCTAGAGCCAAACTCTTTGGTGGGGGGATGGCCTGTGTGCATGGAGATACTCTAATTCTTAATGCTGACACGCTCAAACTCACCCCTGTGAAGGATATTCGTACTCCGATCAGGGTCTTCTCCCTTTCCGGCAAAAAAATCGTGAAGGCTTACACCTCCATCCCCATTAAATTCAAAAAAGCACCACTTTATGAGGTTAAAACATCAAAGTCGTCTTTTATTGCAACGGCAAACCATCGGGTTCTAACCCCCCGGGGTTATCGGCGCGTAGACGAGCTTGCAACCTCCGACCGCTTGCTCTCATGTTCTCAAAACCTGCGGGACTCCATTTCGGTATCTTACCTTTCAGCGTCACTCGCAGGTGTTCTGTATTGTTCGCAAAGAGTCGTAGGTTCTCTGGCTTATTGTCTTTGGTATCTCCGTTCGTGTGGTCAACGACTTCTTCTCTCCCCAATAGTCTTCCCAGAGTTTTCTCCATCACCAGGCGGTGCTCTCGCACATAACCGGCGTGATTCTTATGCGGATGGTTCGGTGACCAGACTAGCCAGTATTTCCCCTTCTCTAAATGACGACCCCCTTTCCAGATGTTATTCTTCGGACCGATTCGAGCACCAACCGTCAGACGGGGTAGATTATAACGAAGAAGGAGTTTTTGAACGTATTTTACATTCATACCCACGACTCGCGCGATCTCTGACGAAGACATTTCTCCCGTTGCATAAGGTAAAAGAATGGCTCGGTAATCTTTTTTCATCACCTAATTATACTCCAATGATAGGGTTTGAGCAAGTGCGATACCACTCAACTGATTACTTCTATGATTTTCACGTCTTTGGAACGAATAATTACTACGCAGAAGGGGTCTTCCACCATAACTCCGGCAAAACTCTAGCCTTTGTGGTCAACTACCTCCTCCTCTCCCAATGGTTCCCCGGCTCAAACGCTCTTATCGGAAGAAAAACACAAGGTAACGCGGAGGAAACCTTTATGAAGGACTTTGCTAAGATCTGCCCACCATCTCTATATACACACGCTAAGGGCGCTCATAAAATAATGTTCACTAATGGCTCAACGGCGGAGTTCTGGGGCTTAGATGCCCTACAGTCTGGTGCGTCTGATGACATTAAGAAGGCGGAGCAGAAGCTTAAATCCCACAACTTTCAGTTTGCACTTGTGGACCAGCTAGAGGAGATAGAGAAAAAGGTCTATGACGGTATACATTCCCGTATGAGGTCGTCGATGTGCACACACTCGCAAGATGAGAAAACCACAATGCGCGACCCAGAGGGTAACGCACTCTATGAGGTGTGCAACCACCCCGGCTGCGGAAAGTACGGCTTCACGCAGTTCCTCTCCACCACCAACCCAGCAAACTTCTGGGGGTATCAGCACTTCAAAACCCTACCCGCCCCCAACACTTTTCTGATGGAGGCCTCGATGCTTGATAACAAACAGAACCTCTCGGCGGCGTTCATCGAGGGGGAGATGAACAAGCCCGAGCGGTACAAGGCCAAGTTCCTCTACGGACAGTGGGATGACAAAAGCATGGTGGAGGGCGGGGTGTTCGAGGAGGAACACATCCTTAATCAGCGCTCACTTGTGAAAGCCCCTATTCGCACGGATGGCGGTACGCGTATTTTTGAGGAGCCGTCTGCCACGGATGACTACCAGATAGGGGTAGACCCCTCAAGCGGGGCGACGGATCCCTGCAACATCACCTGCGTCTCAAAGACTACGGGGCGCGTCGTTGCGACATATACCGCCAAGGTTCCTCACGCGGTTATTGCGCAGAAGGCGGTGCAAATAGCACTGATGTACGCCCGTAAATCTCGACCACTGATAGTACCGGAGGGCAACGATAATACCGTCGTGGAGCTCCTGAAGCCGATGTACGAAGAGATATATGTCAGAGAGGTTTACTCGGCCATACAGGATAAGAAAACCTCCAAGCTGGGCTTCTACACGACCCACGCCACCAAGACCCAGCTCATCGAGAACATGAAGTCACTCTTTCAAGCGGGCTTCCCAAAAATCCACGACGAAGATACCGTGGAGGAAATAAACAAGTTCATCTACACGGACAGCGCACAAGAGAAGGGTGCGGGGGCACAGAAGGGCTACCATGACGATCGTGTCATGGGCATGATGCTCGCCTATTGGAACGTCCCACCCGTACACGTTGTGGACACAAGGACCGCGGCGATGCTCGTACAAAAGGAATTATTCTCGCGCAATCGCGGTAGATCACCAATGAATTCGACAAGATAATTACTTCGTGTGTTATAATTATGTTAGTTCGTGTTTCTCGTTACGAGTTTTTATTAAATTAAATGTCAAAATTACAAAAAATAATAATTAGTGCTGTAGCTGCCGCGGTTCTTGTCCTGAGCCTCGCTGGTGTTTTTGCGGAAAACAAGGGCGCGCGTCTTGGAAGCGTAAACTTCGCCAATGAGTACCGCTCAACAAGCACCCTTGCGGCGTTTCCAAACTACGCGGTGCTTCAATCAGGCTCAGGCTCTCTCGGTTCGGTGGTCGTGACTCTTACTGGAACAGGGGCGTTTAACCTTTATGACGCTACCTCTACACAAACAAACGCTAACTGGGCAACCACAACCTTGGTTTCCTTCCCAGCAAACATCGCCGCTGGCACATACACGTTTGACGTCATCTTTAGACAGGGGCTTCTCCTTGAGTTCACGGGTTCGGGAACCAGAGCTTCAACCACGATTACCTTCCGTTAATAATCAAATCACTTGTCCTACGACAAAGCACAAAATATAGGTGAGTTGGTGCGAAAGCAGGAGACCAACTATACAACCGGGGTAACAAACATCTCGAAGCATGTTCAGATTTCGATGATTGATACCTTGGATAAGATAGATGCTTACATCAACTCGAAACACATCTCTGGTGAATTCGATTCCATGGGTAGGGAGAAACCTTTCTTCAACATTGTTATTGCCGCCAGGAACATCTGGTATAGGTCCACTGATATTGATCGGAGACACATCAAAATACGCCCAACAAAGCTTTCGGATACAACCGCGGCCTTTCTTGCAACAGTACACATTCAGGATTGGATGCGTAGAGAGAACTATGGGTTGTTCTTGAATGACTGGGGACGGGCGCTAGCCACCTATGGCTCGAGCGTCGTGAAGCACGTTGAGCAGGCGGATAGGCTGATTCCCATGGTCATCCCATGGAACAGACTTATAGTTGATGCTGTGGACTTTGACGGGAATCCCAAGATCGAAGTGATTGAGCTGACAGAGGCACAGCTGTATGAGCGTGTTACAACGCATGGTTACAAGCGGGATATGGTGCAATCATTATGTCAGACAAGGCAGGCGAGACACACCATCGGCGGCACAAAGAAGGACAACCTCGACGATTACATCAAGCTTTATGAGGTGCACGGAAATCTCAGGTTGGGATATTTGACTGGGAAGGATGAGGATGATGATAAGTTTGCCCAACAGATGCACGTCGTTTCGTTCGTTGAGGGTTCAGCAAAGGGGCAATGGGACGACTTCACCCTTGCGTCGGGACGGGAGGCAAAAGATCCTTATATGATTACCCACCTGATAAAAGAGGAGGGTCAGACTCTTTCTATTGGCTCGGTACAACATCTCTTCGAAGCTCAGTGGATGATGAACCATACAGTGAAGAGCATCAAGGATCAGCTCGACTTGGCCTCGAAGCTTATCTTCCAGACATCGGACGGCAACTTCGTTGGACAGAATGCCCTTGCCTCGATTGAAACTGGAGACATTTTAATACACAAAGTAAACGAACCGCTCACCCAGATAAACAACTCCTCGCACGACATCACAGCTCAACAGAACAACGGACAAATGTGGAAGGCCATCAGCAACGAGCTTGTTGGTATCTCGGAGTCTATGCTCGGGGAAACAGCCCCAAGCGGCACACCGTGGAGGCAGGTAGACGCGCTATTGCAAGAGAACCACTCGCTCTTCCAGCTTATGACCGAGAACAAGGGGCTCCACATTGAGGAGATGATGAGGAAATATGTCATTCCTTTCAATAAGAAGAAGATGGACACGGCTAAGGAAATATCCGCAACACTAGAGGCATACGACATCACGCGAATTGATGCGAAACACATTAGGAAGGTTTCTGTTGAAGCAACGAACCAAGCCATCGTGCAGGCCGTACTTAGAGGAGAGAACGTTACCTCAGAACGACAGGAGGCTACACTTGCTTCAGCTCGGGGTGAAGCAACAGCAAGCCTATCAGAATTAGGAAGCCAGCGGTTCTTTGTTCCTAGTGATCTTGATGACAGGACATGGAAAGCCGTCTTTAAGGGTCTTGAATGGGAACTTGAGGTTGACGTTACAGCCGAGGCGTCGAATGCTAAGGACGACCTCACAACCCTCTCTACGGTATTCCAGACTATCGCTGACCCAACACGCAGGGCGGTACTCTCTACACCAGACGGTAAGATGCTATTCAATAAAATTCTCAGCAAGGCTGGAGGTGTCTCTCCACTTGAGCTTTCGGTAAACCCAACACCAGAGGGCAATCTCGCTCTTCCTCCACAAGCTCCCCAGCCCGTTACTTAATCGGTGGGGGATTAGTAGTTTAGTAATAAAAGCCAATGGCTCTTAAACAAAAAGGACAGGTGCTCATGTTTAGTGATGCGGATTTATCAATTCTTAAAAACACCTTTGCTGACAACGACGACCGCTTGTACGTTGTTAGAAAGGTGCTATTACAGTTTCCCTTAGACGATGCGGAACGCGCTTTGTTCAAGGGTACGATGAATGATGCTGTTTACGAAGTTCTTAAGAAGCGTATTTTTCCAGAGATTGACCCTGATTCTCCACTCTTTCAGATTGGGGATTTCTATCAGTCCCTTACAAACGACCTTGGATCTAAGGGCGTTGAGGAAATGGCGCCAAGATTTCTAGCGAAGGAGCTGGAGTATGATTATCTTGAGCAACAGTTTGTGGTGCTTAAGGATATTGACCAAGCTCCACCTCCAGTTATTATCCTTGACCGCATGAAGGGGCTCAAGGGTAAGAGCGAACTTGAGAAGTATGTGCAGACCACTGCTCGAAATTATCTCTTGGGATATATCGACAGCATGCTCATGCACATTAAGACTCTTGCGGGGCAAAAGGAGGAATCCTTGGAGGATGCGAAGGCACGTTTGACGAAAGATTCAAACAAATAATAGTTCCGTGGTATAATTATAGGTAATAATGAGCATTGCTCAAAAAACAAAATCCAATGGATGATGAAAAGAAGCAAGAAGAGCTATCGTTAGTTCTTCCCAAGGAGGACGAGGTTCGTGCGAAGGTTATCGAAGAGTTTGGTTTCGATGAGGAGACTGAATTTGAGAGAATCGACAAGGCTGTCGAGCGCGAGATGCATAATCGAAAGATGTTGTCATCAGCAATCGGAGCCAAGGTAAAGCTTAGGAATGAGGCGGATGAGCTTCGAAAGAAGATACCGGTCCCAGCACCCGAGCCTAAACCAGAGGAGAAAGTGCAAGATCTCTCTACCACCGACATCATATATCTAGCAAAGACAGACATAGACGAAAGTGATGTAGAGGAGGTGACTAATTACGCTAAGACCATGAAGGTCAGCGTTAAGGAAGCCCATGAGTTTTTCAAACCCATTCTTGCTGTGAGAGCAGAGCAACGCTCTACCGCAACCGCCACTAACACTGGCACCGGTAGACGAAGCAATGCTAAATTGTCCGACGACGCATTTCTTTCTAACGTTGAAAAAGGGAATCTCCCTGATTCTGATGAAGAGATTCAAAGGCTCGTTGCACTAAAAATGGTCCCAAGAAAATAAAATAGTCGGTGGTTCTTTGGCCAAAATCGGTGGGTTATAAAGTTTATTTTAACCCTAAATAATGGCTTCGTTATCAACAAAAACACAACGCGATAAATATCGCTCAGCTCAAGTTCAACAGGCACTAAGAAACGCCGTTGTCGCAGAAAAGGTTTGTATCGTAGATAGAAGTGATCTTAAAACCATCTCTTCTCCTTACCTTACAGCTATCTCTTCTGTAGTTCAGGCAGTCGCAGGTACTTACACACCAGCAAACTTCACCACCTCAGATGATACGCTCACTGTAGCCGATGAAGTTATTGCAGCAACACACATCTTTGATTTCGAGCAATCGCTCGCAAACTTCGATTTGTTCTTTACTGCAAACAAGGGAATGACAAATTCCGTTGTCACCGCTGTAGACAAATGGGTTGTTAACAATCTATGTGAAGATGGTACTGGTGTTTACACCACTCCAGCAGGAGGTTTCACTACCCCTGCAAACGTAGTCACAATCCTTGCGAACATCATATCGAAGGTTTCTGGTTACGCTGATGCGATGAACGGTATGTACGTCATCGTAGAAAACACCGACCTTGTAGGAATCATTCCTGCACAGGCTGGCGTTGGTTTCTCTTACTCGGATGCAGCCCTAAACAACGGCTTCGTGACATCAATGCTTGGCGTTGATATATATGTTGTTCGTTCTGGTACATTCGTAGATGAGGCGGCTTCAACCGTTTCAGGTTCTAAGACTTGGACAAACCTCAACCACCGCGTTGGAGGAGTCAAGATGGTTTCTACTTACGCCGCTCCTCGAGGTCTTCGTTTTGAGGAAAAGGGTGTTACTGGTAAGACTGGCATGGAAATTGCAACAATCGCATACCTTGGATTCAAGCAATGGACTCCAACAGCATCTCTTACTATCGACATCACACTCGCGTAAATTATTACCCCTCTTCTGGGGGGTCCGGAGCGCTCAATGTTTCCACCGATTCGTTGAGTCCCCCGGTTCCTCCAGAAGATAATTGAAAACAAAAATGTCAAAAGACATAGAAAAAGAAATAAATGAGGTTGAAGCTCCTAAAAAGGGCGAATCTGCCGCTAAGGTAGCGTTTAGAGGTTTGATTGAGGCTTACAAGAAGTCAAATCCTGTGAAGTACGAACTCAAGAAGGCAGAGTTAGAAGCAAAACTAGCAAAATTCTAATATGAGTAAAAATATATTAGTTGGAGTTTTGGTGGTTATTGCTCTTCTTCTCGGCTTGAATCTTGGCGGAGATAAGTTGGTTCCAGCATCTGCTCCTCAGCTTGGAGCACTTTCTGGTCCTGACATCCAGTCTCCATGGTTGAGAGTTGGTGGGGTTCAACATGAGTATCGAAGTAAGGATCTTGCGACAGCTACAAGCACGGTCTGTTCTCTTCAGGCTCCATCGGCAACATCAACTCTGTCTTTTGCCTCTGTGAATATCTCAACGGGTACAACCACCGCACTTACATTTGTGCTTGGTTCGGCTACCACCGCTTTTGCGACATCAACCCTAATTGGAGCTGAAACTTGGGCTCTAGGTTCAGGTGTTACAGGCGCGTTGACTCACCTAGCAACGTCATCAATCGCAACAGGCAATACCAAAATCCCTCCAAACTACTTCGTGAACTGGAGAGTGAATGGTCTTGGCGCATCGTTGACTTCAGATAAGCTACTTGGTTCTTGTGAAGCTATATTCATTGTGAATTAAGTTTCCACTCACACCCTAATCGAGATATTCTCGATTGGGTGGTGCGATGGGTATTTAATAAAAACAAATCAATGTCAATCCCCTTTTCAGAAACAATCAATAACACAGGAATTTTACAACAAGCACGCTCCTTTATGCGTCTGGATGCAAACCAGTGGCCAACCGCCAAGGTTGTTAACTCGGTTAATAACTGGCATGACTTTGTGACGGGATATGCCATAGGCGCTGATAAGCGCTTTAATTGGGACGACACAAACCATACGAAACTTCCTATTGGTACCACCGACATAGTGGCAAACCAACAGGATTATTCGTACCTGACCGACGAACAGGGGAACTCCATTATCACCCTTACACGCGTGGATTTACTCCAGACAACTGGCGGAGATTACCGAAAGCTCAACCTCATCGGCGAAGACGAAATTCCCGGAGCTATTGACGAGTATCAGGAGACCGCGGGAATCCCAACCGAGTATATTAAAATCTCTGACAACATCATCAGGCTCAAGTCCAAGCCCTCTGCTTCCATTACGGCTGGGCTTAAGTTCTACTTTCAGAGAGAGGGCTCTCGTTTCACCGCCTCAGACACCACAAAGAGCCCGGGGGTGTCCCCCCTTCTCCACCGTGGGTATGTCATTGCAGCTGCTTATGATGGCGCTCTCACCCTTGGGCTTGATAACCTCTCGGTTCTGGCGGCAGAAAGGGTGAAGGAAGAGCAGAAGGTTATCCAGTATTTTGCCGTGCGCAATAAAGATCAGAAAGGACGGATGGTAGCAAATAGACAAAACAACCGATAATGGCACTTATAAATATAGCAAAACCCACGACTTCTCTAGCTAATGCCGACAAGGTGGCGAGTTTTGAAACTTGGGCTACCATCGCAACAACATGGGCTTCTGAGACTCGCACTTGGCAGGACATGGCTTCCCTTATGGATGGCTTTACTAAGGCGTCGAGTTCCATAACTAACATGGCTAAACAAGCGTAATATGTCAACTATCCAAACCATCGCAGCAGGAGATAACATCTCAGCAAGCCGAACAGATATAAACACAAACTTCTCTAATCTTAACGCAGATAAAATTGAGACATCTTACATAGACACAGATACAGCCATGGCGGCAAACTCGGATGTAAAGATTCCTTCTCAGAAGGCAGTTAAGGCTTATATTGATACTTCAGGAGGAGCAAATGCTTCTGAAACTGTTAGAGGTATTGTTGAGGAGGCGA